CGGAAAGTGAATTTTCCCTTGCTAGAAATGTAATGTTTAACATACATGGCAGTTTACAACCTGCTTATAGTATGAAGGACTCTACTAATAATAAGGTTTCTGCATACTCCACCTCCTTTACAGACGCAACTTGTGATTATAACAACGACCCAACAATTGCACATGATGCCAATACGAAAATAGTACTTGGAATGACCGTTTCTGGAACGGGGATTCCTGCCGACTCATTTGTGAAGTCTGTAACAAGTAGTACTTCATTTGAATTAGGAGACGGCCCCGCAGGGAGCGATGTCAATACTACTGGAGGTAGCGTAACAGATGGAACATTGACTTTTACAACAGGGGTGGCTACAGTACAGCCGGGATACGGACTCGGTTATTTTGAGACAGACTATATTAGAGACCCTGTCACAGTTACTCAAACAAGTTCTATTGCAGGGGATGATAGCAATGAAGGTTCCGCAACTGGTTTTATAGCGAGAACAAATGGTGGCTCTCTTAGGGAGCTGGAGTATAAAGTTAGTGGAACCCAGCAAAATTTAGCATCTTCCTTTCCGGTAGGCACTTTGGTACACATGACCGCTAGTGCTTTTCCTGCGAACGGGATAGATAGGGCGGCTCAGGGACTTTATCGTGTAGTTGAGGTCAATGGCAGTAATATTGTTTTTGATAGGGCAATGCCTATTGCGATTGAAAGTCCACCTCAAATTTTTTGGGGAGCGACCTTAAAAGGTGTTTCTCTGGGTGATCAAGTATTGCTTTTGTCTAGCCCAGTAGACCATACAGTAGATACTTTTTCTATAAATGCTGGAGTATGGCAATTAAGTTCAATTACTTTACGCTCATCAACAGTCTCAGGGAATCCTTCTAAGGTTAAGTATTACAAAGTAGAAGACTCTATACGGTGCTGTGATACTGCCGATAAGAATGATTGCAAAATTCAGTGGTATGGGTGGATACAGAGAAGGCACTTTGATGGTGCTAACGCATCTGATGATGACAATTCTTACATGAATTATTTTGCTAAAAATAACGACTTAGCCCCACCTAGCGATGGTACAATAGCATCGAGTACAGCGGATACTGGCGTACTGGCTAGTTATCAAAAAACACAAGACAATGATTCCTCTTCCGCTATTTCATTAACCGCTGGAAGTGGTTTTAACATAGCGATAACTACCGAAACAGATGAAGATGGGTTAATAGAAAGTGGGGTATATGAGTTTGCTCAAACTTTTATATACGATGGAAATCAAGAGTCTTTGCCGTTTGCATACACAGCTACTCATACTATAGCGGAGGAAAATGAATTTAAGGCCCTGTCTGTTAATATAGCTACTGTCGGGCCATACGATGAAAGAATATCTGGTGGTAGAATATACATAAGAAAACAGGGGGGGGATTCTGAGTATATTATGCTATTGGATATAGACCTAGGAAAAGGTTGTAGGACAAAGCTATCGGATAGTTATACGGCTTGGACTAATCCAAGTGAGACACTAACTGGCAATACCGATTCTTCGTCAAACCCTTCTCTTGTACAAAGCACATCCAATGATCTTGCTGTGGTTGGAATGGCTATTTCAGGATCAGGTATTCCTGATAATACTTTTGTGGGAGAGGCTAACAATGCTAGTAATATTATTACACTCCATGATTCAAGTGGTAGTGCTGTTAGTGCTACAGCAACTGCTACTGGAGTTACTTTGACCCTTACAGGTAGCTTTTACTCTTGCCCTGACCGAACCGTTGCAAACAATTTTAGAGTAACCGAGCTTGGGTTTATTACCTATGAGGTTATTAATGGATTTAGCTCTAGTATCTTTAGCAATGCCCTAGGTGATTCTGGGGAACATTGGAAAGATGCAGTCGTTGCAAACAATAGAGTGTTTATTTGTAATGTAACTATGAAGGATGAAGATACTGGGGACACAAAAGCAGATGCAACATTAAAGTCATATCCAGATAGAATCATGTATTCTATGCCTAATAGGTATGATACCTTCCCATTAGACAACTTTATAGAAGCGGCTAAGGGTGATGCAGATGTGTACGTTGCAATAGAGGCTTATGCAGACAGGCTACTAGCGTACAAGAATAAAAGCTTAGACATTATTAATATAGCCGGAGATGACCGTAATTGGTTTTTAGAAGACAGTAAGCAGTATCAGGGCGTTGCTCACCCAGAGGCAGTAAAAAGAACCCAGTATGGTGTATTGTGGGCGAATAAACAGGGGTTGTATTTATACAATGGGTCTTCCATAACGAATTTAAAAGAAAATAAAATTAGTGATAGTGATTGGAGTGGTCATGTGGGTGGAACTACCGGTATTATATATGACGAGCAAGAGTCTATGGCGTTTATTGTAAAGAGCCTTGATAATGATGGCGATGCGTATATGTGCGATTTAAAGAAAGGGAACTTTACATTACTTAAAGACTTTGTTTTAGATACAAATGATGGGCTTACAAATTCCGTAGACACTGAGGGTAGTAACACATTAATAGCTCACGACACAGGTAGTTCGGTGGATATTTATCAACTGCATAGATCCGTAGTTGCAAATGATGGTGTTCGTTTCACTACTAAAGCTTTTGACTTTGGGGGTATTGCTCAAGTAAAAAAGATTTATGCGGTTCATATTACTTATAAGTCTGATGTTGCATTAACAAATATGTTTACCTTGCTTGAAGAAGATAATACATCAACGGCATTAGCTGGAACCATATCTGCTTCTGCTAGTAACTGGGCAAAAGTAAAGATAACCCCTTCTTCTCCGGTTGTATGTAATAAAGTGTCTTTACAGCTTAATACAAGTAGTACATCTGCAAAGGTGTATATCAATGACATATCCATAGAATACAGAACATTGTATAGAAAAGGTGTGTAGTGGATAGAGCCACTAGATTTATTGCCAATAGAAAGCAAGACAAGATAAGGGTCGTAAAAGACCAACCATCTATACAGTCAATGAGAGAAGGCGAAGAGGTCTTGTTCTTTGGTAGGGATGGTGTCCTGTCTAGATATAGAAAAGAAAGAGGTCAGCTATGGCGTTCTGATATGACCAAGGGTGAGGGTAATAAAGTAGGTGGTACTCTCAAAGCTTCTAGGCTGGAATACAGTTCTTCTTTCGTTGACTACCGTGCTTTTACTCATAACTTTACCGATGATCTTCCGGATACAAAAATATACGTTCCTTGGGTTGGCCCATCAGAACAAACAGCTTTATTAGAACCTCGAAGTAGTTACCTGACTCCGTTTAATATGGTGTGTCATAAAATACATTTTAGAACACCTGCAATGGATACAGCCGCAACTGATATTGTTTTTGGAATAGAGAAAGTAGATAGTGGAGACACAACTAGAGATGCAGTTTGCACTTTTGACGCTACGGCATCTTGGAGTGATAATACCAATTTTGTTATCAATCAATCTGACTGGAGTGCTACGCCCACAGTGGGAGCTGGAGACGTAATAGGGATAACAATAGAGGCAGACAATACAAATATCGTTACAAGTGAGAAGCATTTTTTTATGACATCTGTTTGGAAGGTAATTGTAACAATATAATATTTATATTATGGCAAAAGTTTTATTAAATTCAAAGGAATCACACCATGGATTACAACTCTAACAAATCAAAAGGTTATGAACCGCTATCGTCTGGCCCAAACATGACCGGTTATTATTTGGGTGAGTCTCCTAATTTAATGGGCATGCAAACTGGTGGTAGTTTTGGCAAGCCACAACCCTTTGGCAAACCTAAAACACGAGGTGCCGCTTTATTGGCAAGGGCCCTACAGAAACAAGACGACCTTGGGTTACTAGAAGATTATCAAAGAGCAGAAGCCGAAAGACAAAAGAAAGGCGGTTTGTTTGGCAGTATTGCAAGTACCGCTGGTGGTTTGCTTGGAGCCGCAATCGGTGGCCCAGCAGGAGCGGCGATAGGTGCAGGTCTAGGAAAAGGCTTAGGTGAGAGGCTTGGTGCGGGCAAAGCAGAAGATTATGATGAAAGTGGTACTGTGTATGCACAAGAATCTTTTAGGGATATAGATGAAGCCAGTGAAGAATTTAATAAAGGTATTTTGGGTCGTTCACTTATTGAAGGTGCTAAAGCTGGATTAACAGCAGGGCTTACTCCGGGTGGTGGACAATATGGTCAGTATAATCCTTTTACAGAGCAAGGGCAACAAGGAATTAAGGCATTAAGCATGGGGAAGGGAGTGACTGGATATTCGGGAGGTACTGGTGGACTATTTAGTAAATCGTTTTTTGGGACTCCAAATTATATAAACACCCCATTGGCAACTCCAAAAGTTGCCGATGCTACACCGTACCTTGATAGGTTATTTGGTGGGGGTGTTAGAAGGCTTGAATTTGAGGATGGTGGTCTTATTGGCATGCAAACTGGAGGCTTGACAGCTCAGTCTATTTTAGAGCAACAAGGCATGACAGCTACACCTGAGCAGTTGGCATTATTTGAAAGCTTTGACCCTAGTGGCGTAGGAAAAGCTAGGCAGGGATTAGGACAAGGCTTACTTGGAATGACCTCCGGGCAAGGTATTTCTAGTGGTGGTGGAGGATTTGGTAAGCAACAAAGCTCTATATCTGAAGCAGTGGAGAAAAGTCAAAAATCCCTTGAGGATCAGATACAGGATGAGCAAACAGCCTTTGAGTCTAAAACTTTGGGTACTGCGGCAGACATTGTTGCAGGTGATGGTGAGTTTAAAACGATTGCTTCAACGCCAACTTTTGAGAATGTAAATGATGCTAATTTAGGAATGTATCAAGGAGATACAATAAATGTACAGGGCGTTACAATGGTATGGACTCCATTTCAACCTCCGCTTACGGGTGGCATGTATCAACCTCAAGAGACATAGGATTTATAATGGCTAACGGCCCTAGAAGTATATACAGCAGAAGACAGCGTATGGCTCCCGGTCAATACGACAATCCCCTTGCAGACTTTTTAGATAACCTTCCGGGTTATGTTAATCAATTCCAACGAA